GGACCGTCAAATGGCGGGTCCTCATATATTCTCAGGTCTGCCACCTCCTGAGATACGAGATCCTCCTTAAGTTTGAGATCAAAGCGGTCAGCGAGGCACTTAAGTATAAGCTCTCGCTCACGTATGATCGGCGCTCTACGAGCTGCGCTGAAGCTTTGCGCATTCGGTACAAACGATGTTCGAAACTTTGGACGACGTTCAATCGCCCGTAGTAGTCCCATCTCCCTCACGCGTTCCACCTCAGACACAACAGCGTCGTACTCTTCTTCCAGTGAAAGGTCATATCCTTCAGGTCTTTCGACCATCCGCAATACACCCTCCTCGACTGGCTTCGTACGTTCTGGAAGCGCGGTAAGCGCCCGACGTATCTTCTTGTCCTTGCGACATGCCGCCTGTTGACCAGGGGAGAGGCTCGAAAGCTTTTTATCCTGCTGTTTAGACAAGATATGTGCATTGGCACGCACAACTTTCACAAACGACCTCCTATCACACGTTGCCTCGGCAGCCAAACCGAGTACGTCGTTTACATCCGGCTTCATCCAGAGTGCCGACATATTATACTTCTTCTGGAACATTCCATCCCGGAAGAGCGTTGAGTTGATCTCCGCTTTTCGGTCATCGGACATTGTCTTATCCCAATTGACAACAAAACCGACGTTTCCGCCGTGGTATCCGATTTCCTCTCGGAGTCTCGTATCGTGTCGAACTTCCCGCGTAAGCAGGTCGTCTCCGTTCACTAGTAACGGGTGACTTGACCACTCTCGAAACGAGATCTCCTTCCTCTTCAATAAGGTAGTCATCGCAAGGTCGACTACCGTCTTGTTCATAAGGCATAAAAGTGGAAACGACATAACAGAGCCCATGGGTTGACCCCGTGTCGCCTCACCATCCACTCCATCAATCTTCAAGGCAGACAAAACACGCAGAGCACGTGTCTCGTCATCAGTCAGATTGTGGGCCTTACGAATAAGGATTTCGACTGCTGCCTCAACATAGGCAATCTTTATCATATCCGTGGCAGACGAATAATCAAAAGAGAGGTACCGTGTACCAGTCAATTTCCTTATGTCCTCATTGGTCGGTTCCCCAACAAGGAGCCATCCCTTCCTTCCGATACTCTCATAGAGTGAGTAATGTAGAGGACCAAGAATCCTAGTATTCTCAGCCGAGTATAACGTGACCACTCGTGGCTTCCCCGAAGAAAAGACGAGCTCCGCCCTACATTTATCGCTGAAACCCTCACGGTTCCAGTTCCCACCCTCGCGGCG